CATCAAAATAGACCGTGCCGCCTAGCTTGTACGTCGCACCATCCAACACACCACGCGTCGCATCATCAAGCGTAAAGAACGTCACATTCGACGAGATCGCCTCAAGACCCAACTCGACCTTCAGCGGCGGAATACTCATCACGCCGCCTGAAAGACAGCACCATTACGACGCTCAAAAACCTTGATCGCTTCAACAATGTCGCGACCAACACTCGCCCCACTCGTCCCCATCCCAGCATTGATCGTCAAGTAATACGTCGCGCCAAGCGAAGTTGTCGAATGATTCAACGGCACGACGGCCTCGGGTCCCGCCTCACCAATCATCGCGAGTGTTGGCGACGACACGATGCCACCCGCAGCCAGCATGGGAATCGTAAATCCGTTGCCACCAATGCCTGGTAGCCACGACGGGAATCCGAAATGCTTGCCACCAAGCGTGCTATTCCAAATCTCTTGAATACCACTAACAACGGTTTTGAATATACCCGTGATGCCCTTGATTGAAGTTGAGACGGCATCGACGGCACCATTGATCGCCGTTGTGATCGATTCTTTGATCGTATTGAGAGGCCCCTTGATTGCATCCTTCACGATGATGATTGCCGTCTTGATGCCGTCAAACGCGTCCGTTGCAAGCCCAATCGCAGTCTTTACAGCCTGGATCTCGGCGACGATGTAGTCCTTGATGATGCCGCCAATAAACATCACGATCGGCTTCATCAATTCGTACGCCGTCTTGATAACAAAAACCCACGCCTCAATGTAGAACTTGACGAGTTTGATGTACGTCACGACATACAACTCAACGGCCGCGCCAAGAAACTCGAGCACCGGCTTCGCCTTTTCGTACATGTTCTGAATGACCGGCCAGATCTCGTCAATCTTTAGCTTCAACCAGTTGAACGCAACCACAAGATTTTCTTTCACGACCGCGCTGATCTGGTCGACAATGTTGCGGAACGTCTCTGAGTGCTGGTACAAGAGGACGAGGCCGGCGATCAGTGCGATTACTGCGACGGCAATCAAAACAAAAGGGTTCATCAGGAGTGTGATATTCAAAAGCGCCATGCCAGCACGAAGCACCATCACGGCCTCCTTCAACTGTTGAAACACACCAATGATCTTGCTCGTCACGATCAGCATCGGACCAATCGCGGCGACCGTCGCGAGAATAATCACCACGATCTGACGCATCTGAGGCGACAAGTTCTGCAAGGCACTTGCCAAGCCCTGAAGCGGAACAATGACCTGTGCCAACACTGGCACAAGAATATCCCCAAAAGCGGCCGCAACGAGCGTCAACTGGTTCTTCAATCGCGCCATCTTCTCCTGCGGACCTTCAGTCGCAGCAGCTGTCGAATCAAGCGCGCCCTTCGACCCGCGTAGCGTCTTGGCAAGATCATCAACACTGAGCGTGCCCTTACGAATCGCGATCGCAAGTTCGGGACCCGCCTTCGCACCAAACATCCCCATCGCGAGTTTCGTTGCCTCGCTCGTCGTGCCAGCCTTTTTGATGGAGTTGATACTGAACTCAAGCGCCTTTGGAAGATCCGTCTCACCACTCTTTGCCAAGATGCCAAGATTCTTTTTCAATCCGCCGAGCGCCGCATCCGTGTTGATGCCGGCCTTCTCGAACTGTCCCATCAACGCAACCGTTGTTGTCGTGTCGAAGCCTAGTTTCTGCATCGCCGGACCAAACTTCACAAGCTTATCCGTCAACACGTCAACCTTGATACCCGTCGCCTGCGACGCCTTCAACAGGAGATCCATGAATCCAGCACCGTCACGAGACTGGATATTCATCGCGCCCATAGCGCGCGTGACACCCGTCGTTGCAGCTTCAACATCGACACCCGTGACGCGCGCAAACGTAAGCATGCGTTGCGACATGTCCTCAAGCGGCTTGCCCGTCAACCCGAGACGCTGCGACACGCCCGCAACAGCAATCGCGACCTGATCCATGCCTTGCGTAGCGTTCGCGGCGACGCGTTTGAACGTAGCCTGGAGCGCGTCAAGTTTTGGTCCCGTCGCACCCGTCTTTGCAGCCACCTCATCCATCGCCGAATCGACCTGATCAAACGCGATCACACTCGCCGCACCGAGCGCGACGATCGGGAGCGTAAAGCCCTTTGTCATGCTCGACCCGGCCTTGCCAACATTCTTACCAAGCCGGTCTAGTTGCTTCTCAGCGTCCCCCACACCACTCGTCAAACCCTTGATATCGGCAATGATTGGAATGACGACAGCCATTACACGCCTGCCAATCCGCTAAACCCGCCGAGACGCGCATTGATAGTAGCTTCCATCTCAAGAACTGCTACTTCAAGGGCTGCATCCACGTCAGTCATTTTACTTTCCATCGCAGGCCACATATAGCGACTTCGATTCCCACCAAGACGCGCATTGAACGCCAAACCCTGCGCACCTTTCGTTGCCGAACCACTACTGCCCGCCATGTCCGCAACAGCTCCAGCGGGGTTCGTCTCAACAATGCTGACAAGGGGGCGTTGCATCTCACTGTTTTTACGTGACGCGCGAAACTGGACTTTGATTCCGCTGCGCGCCTTGCCGACGTCCCACGACTTATCACTCGACCCGCCCCACTTGCCCCACCTCGGACGCCCCGACGGAGAAACACTGGTCGGCACGTCAGGGATACGAGTCCGAGCATCCGTCGCAACAATGTTCGCCGCAACCTTCAACGGCTTCACCGCTGCACGCATCAACGTCGGATCAATGAGTTTGAGCATGTCGACTGCGTGACGAATACTCGCGTCAAGTTCGGCGCTGCTACTCATCGGATTCTGCCTGTTGTACTGATCGCCACCGTAGGACTGCCTGGAGGGTGAAGATCATGCGAGGCGTTTCTTTCAGTAACAAATGCGGGGCGATGCCCGTTTCGAGCGCGAGACTAGCTATGAACCAGTGGGCGGAGTGCTCTCCAAAGGGACAATTGCCTGCTCGTCTGCAACACCAATCATCTCAAGCGACGCGACCCAATCATCAAAATCTGGCGTCCCAACGAGTTCGCGCTTTTCAGCGTGCCACGCCAACCAAAACAAGTCACTCAGGAACACGTTGTCTTGGAACGAGGTGACGCTCTTGTTGAACTCGCGCTCAAAAGCAACGAGGTCTTGAGCTTCGGCGATGACATGCCGAGGCGCACCGGCCTTCGGTGTGACGTCCATGCGGATCAGCACGATTAGATCCTCCTACGATTGTTTGATTACGGGGTCTTGACGATCGCGCCGGAAACGCCCCACGTGACCGAAACGGTCGCGACGTCACCAACGGCACCCGCAACGGGATTCCACTCGGTTACCAGCGGTGTGAACGAATACTGCGGATTTGCGGTCGATGCGGTACCCGTACCGTTCGGCTTCACAACCATCGTGACAGCCGTGCCACCGACGAGCGGATAGATCAAACCTTCGACCGCCGAGTAGTCCTGAAAGAGGTCTACCTTGACGCTGTTGTCGATCAGACCGGAGACGCGGGTTCGAGCATTGCCCGTAGACCCAAACGCGGTGGTTTCGACGGAGTCGGCTTTCGTCGTCAGCGTAATCGCTTTGACATAGCTGGAAATGTCTGTACCGGCGAGGGTGACATTCACATTGGTGAGGACTTGCTTAGCCACTAGGCCGATTCTCCTTCAGAGTCTTTCTGATCTACAAGTATTTTACGGGACGCAGATGGTGTTTCTACGCGACTTATCAATCCGGCCGCAACGAGCAGATCCGGCGCCTCAAGGTCTTTACCGTCAACAATTCCACCGGGCGAGACACCATTCACGATCAGCGATCCTGTGACTTTGTATGTCGTCATCGTGTCTTTCTTATGCGTAGACGATGACGCGGAACTCGACCATCAGGTAGGTCGTGTCGTTTGCGTCGAGACTGTTGAACTTGCCGGCCGATTCGACGATCAGGGACTGAGCGACACCGCCAAGCGTGAGGTCCGCCTCAAGCGCACTGCGAATGCCATTGTCGAATGAGACGTACTCATCGAGTCGTTTCTGCGCCGTCTTCTCCGATGCGCGACCAACAATGACGGGGACGCGAAACTGGTACGTGATCAGGCCGGAACCCATTGCGCCGTGATACTCAACCGAATCGAGGATTGGCCATGCGAGCGGCGGGTTGACCTGGTCGGGTTGGTAGTCGAATGCGCGCAGGCCGGTGACGGTTGCGAGTGCGGTGCCGAGTGCCGCCTTGACTTGCGACGCCGAGCTGCTCATTAGACGGCCAGATTCATCTTGCGGTACGGCTCAACGAGTTGAGAAACGTCCGGGTCGAGTGCTCGACCAACACGCATCACACCCATATCGCCAAAGCCCGCGACGCCAAGGGGCGAGTCCAAACGCTTCCAGAGTCGTGATGCCTGGATGATTGTTGCCTGTTGCACGGGACTCGGAACGGCTGTCCAACCGAACGATGCCGTCAGTTGCACAAGCGCCTGGCTCCCATAGTTCACAGTCAGGGTTGGAAAGAAGTAGCGGCCTACTGCGCGCATGCGATCGTACGCCCACGGGATGCCTTCCATCACGGCATTCAATGGCTCGAGCTGGTAATCCGTCTGCGTCCAAGTAACGTCAAACGTACCCGGAGACAAGACGCTCGTTTTCAGCGTGATGGCGGTGCCTGAGAAGTCGTCGACGTTGCAGTAGTACGGGTCGCGCGCCGAGTAGACGCGCGTTGCCGTGCCTTGATTCCAAAAGCCGCGATTGCAATAACCGTCGATGAGCCTGGATGCGGATTCGACGCTCGCCTCGAGCAGTGCGTCGTCGGTGCCGTCTGTGATTCGTAGCGCGGCTTTTACTTGCGCGAGCGTGCAGTATCCGTTGGTGATTGCCACGCAACTATTCTACCAACGCGCTTATGCCAAAAATGGTGCGCTTACGCCGCCACAAGCAGGTTATGACGAGACAAATACTCGGCATGAAACAACACGTTTACACCCGGCAAAACAGCCGCGAGAAACACACCATCACCGTCATACGACTCGTCCAAGCGGTGCATGCCGATCGCGTCACGCCGCACGAACGCCTGACCAATATCAATGTCACCAACCCTGACGAGCTCGGGTAGCGCATGGAGGATGCGACCATCGGCACGCACCTGACCAAATACGACTGCTTCAAGACTCGGATCAGCGTCGACACTTGCGCGCCACGCCGACAAGATGCGTACGTCAACGCTTGTGTCATCGTCAAGGAACCAGACCCACCCGTCGAGGATCTCGTCCAGCGCATCATTCTTGCGTTTCTGCCCACCCACGTATCGGCGGTCTAGGTCGAAGACCCAATGCCACGACACGTCAACCCTAGCCGCGACGGCCGCACTCCCAAGCGAAGCGGCCAGAGCAGCAAGATTCTCGGGTCGCGTGATCGCGGTGACGACATGCAACCTCACCGGAAGATCACACCAATGCCGCCCCACTCGGCATGCGGATCAGCAACGAGCTCGCGCGTCACCGCACCCGCCCGCTGCACCTCGCGCCACAACCCCTCAACCTCAATCTCCGGGTGCGCCGGATGATTCAAAATATCGTGCAACGCAATAATGCCGCCGGGACGACAGAGCGACGCGTACGCCGCATAATCCGCACGCACCTCATGATCAAAGTGTCCCGCATCAATCCAGACCCAATCAAACTTGCCGAACTCGGCGACCCTGACTTGCGTCGCCTCATCCATCGAATTACCCACAACAATTTCTAGCTGCGTGCGCGGGTCCTTCCACTCCTCAAAGAGCTGACGATTATCGACGCCCGTCTGGTACGAATCAACCGCGACCACGAGACTCGGCGTGTTCTTCGTCAACCAGTGAAAAAGCGTGCCGCCGTGAAACGTGCCAATCTCAAGAACGCGACGCGGCGCCTCTTGTACATACAAATCGAGCAGCGTCTGGAACTCCCATTCGCGCTGAAGGATCGGCACGGGTGCGGCCGGCCCATTCTCGGTGTTGCGACCTAATCCCACGAGTTCAACCTCCGCGTGTCAAGCGACCACTCCATCGGTGCCGGCGTGTCATCCGCCGCGAGGTCACGCCACCTGGCATCAAAGACGCGCCTGGCGTGCTCGTGCGTCGCATCATTTCGACTGCGAAACTCGTTGCTTGACGCGATCGTGCTCGAATTATCGTGATGCACCACCGCGCTCGAATAAACAACCGGCATACCCAATCGCTTCGCACGCTCCTCAAAATCAAGGTCTTCCATATACGCGGGATAGAACGCCTCACAAAACAAGCCGACACGCTTGACGACACCCGCGCCGATCCATGCGCAGCACCACGCCGGCGAACCTGCAAGCAGGATGCGATCCTCACCCGCCTCACGAGCAAACACACTGAAGGCATCCTCAGCAAACCACGCGTCACTATTCAGAAGCAACCAGCCTGGCTCGCGTGGGTAAAGCTTGATGCCGAGGTTCCACGAACCCGCAACACCAAGATTCGACGGAACACGCAACACCGTCACTTGTGCCGAATCAAAAGAGCCTGGCACACACGACCCGTTATCAATAACGAGAACATCTACCTCGGCCGGCAAGGACGCGACACACCGCTCAAGGAGGTCGAACCTGTTCAGGATCGGGATGATGACGCGACCAATCATGCCGCGAGCCTGTCGAGAATCGGCCGCCAATACTTCGCGTACACCGCGTCTGCCCGATAATCCTCGGCAAACGTGACGGCATTCTCACTCACGCCACGCGGCGCTTCGTACGCGGCCTCGAGCGCGTCGACAATCAGGTTTACGTGCGGCGTAATAAACCACGCTTTCTGCGCGACATCCCACCACGGTTGGCCCTCAACGATCCAACCATCACCGACGAGTTC